GTGGCTCTTCTGCTGGAGGTTCTTCTGCTGGAGGTTCTTCAGCAGGTGGCTCTTCTGCTGGAGGTTCTTCTGCTGGAGGTTCTTCAGCAGGTGGCTCTTCTGCTGGAGGCTCTTCTGCTGGAGGTTCTTCAGCAGGTGGCTCTTCTGCTGGAGGTTCTTCAGCAGGTGGCTCTTCTGCTGGAGGTTCTTCTGCTGGAGGTTCTGGCTCTACAGGAGGTTCAACAGGAGGCTCTTCAGGTTCTGGTTCTGGCTCTACTGGAGGAGGTGGAGGTGGAGGTGGAGTTAAATCATCAACAAAAACTTGAGTAGCAACTATGTCTGAATATTTAGCAAGTGAGTCATTATCTGAGCGAACACTAATTTGATAAGTAGTATCTAATCCACCAGTTGACTCAAAAAGGGATGCTGGAAGAACAATGCTTGTATTGAGAGCATTTGCGTCTCCTGCATTTCCAGTTGCTACACCCCATCCGCTACTTCCAGTTGACCAAGAGATTGCGTAACGCTCTGGAGAAATTACGCCAGGTGGTGGAGGGTCCCAAGAAACTTGAACATCACCATTACTTAATTGAGTAACAACAATATTTGTAGGTGGAGCAATAGGGCTTTGAAGAATGACTTCTTGTGCCACAACGGTCTGAGCAGTTTGTACAGCCTGGATTGCTTCAACAGTTTCTGTAATTGCTGTTTGAGCAAGAGTTACTGCTGTGTCCATTGCCTCTACAGCGTCTTCAGCATCTTGTAAATCTGCTTGAGCATCGGCTAAATTATCAGCAGCAGCGTCTTCTTCTGCTTCTAAGAATTCAAGTTCATCTTGCTCTGTCTCAACATTTGCTTCAGCAGTAGCCAATGTTTGAAGTTGCTGAGTAGTCGCTGATGACTGAGTAAACTCTGAGCCAGGAATAACTTCCCATGTACCATTATCTGTGTAACGCATAAGCGCTACCCAAGCGCCTCCGCCATTTTCGTAGTACCACAATTCAAGTGCTTTTCCAGTTCCAGCAGTAGTTGTGACATCGGCAGTTGAGCCTCCGCCACCCTTGTCATACCAGTCATTAATGACAAGTTCGCCATCAAGATAGAGTTTTACTCCATCATCTCCTGGAGCGTGTAAGTATTGAGTTCCAGTAGTTTGAGGAGTCCAAATTCCAGAGTACTTAACAACTACATCCTCTGTTCTATTACTTCCAGCAACTACACCTCCACCCCATTGTTCATCGATTCCATTTGTGTCAGTAGTTGTAAGAATTGGAGTTGCTCCTGCTGGAACTACAGGTGCAGCATTTTGCCCTTGAGTGTTGTAAACCTCTACCTTTAGTCCTGGAGTTGTGGCAGCATCTACTACTGCTTGAGCAGTGGCCTCGATAGTAACGGCTTGCGTTACTACTACCTCTTGAGCATCTACTGCTGCTTGTGCTCCCTGTAAAATTTCTGTCTTATCAGCAACCACTGCTGTCGCTGCTTCTACTGTAGGGGCAGTCTGAGCAAGAGTTACTGCTGTATCCATAGCAGTCTGCGCTGCTTCTACTGCTTCTTGCGCCTCAACAACAGCGTCAACAGCGTTATCAACTGCTGTAGAAACTTCAGGCTTTGTTAGTGGAAGGTTGTCTGCTGAAGTAACAATTGTTTCTAGTGTGCTGGAGACAACTTCTACAGCAGCAGCAGCAACAACAATTTGAGTTTGAGCAACAACTACAACTGCCTCTTCTACAGCAGAAGTTGCTTGCTCTGTTGAAGAAACAGCAGTGACTGTCGCTGTCTCAGCGGTGTTTTGCGCAGTGGCTGCTGTGTTTTGCGCAGTGGCTTGAGTTGTCTGTAGAGTCGCAAGAGTGCTTTGGGCCGTAGACAGTGTTGTAGTAGCAGTTGTTTCTGCTGTTTGTAAGGTAGTAAGAGTATTTTGTGCTGTAGATAATGTATTTGCAGCAGCCTGGGCAGTTGCTACTAGAGCAGGGTCTGAAGTTGTCTTAGTAATTGTTATATTATCTACAACATAGTAATCAGCATCTTTTACAATAGTTACAGTATCTATATTTGTGCCAGTTACAGTCTCGGTGGATGTATATGAAACTGACTGTTGCTGAGGAGAGACGTTGTTATCCATAACCGTTGTGGTTGTGGTTCCATCTGCGTTTGTTGTAATAATTGGTGTATCACCGTTTTTAGCATAAACACCCATAACAACTTGAGTAACAGTTCCAGTATTTGATGGGTTTACATCAATAACAACATTGTCCGCTGGGTTAATAATTACAAGACCTGGTCCAGAGGTTTGAGGGGTGCCCCAGTTCCCACCAATAGAAACGCCAGTTGAGGATGTAGAAGAGGTTACTGTTGTAGTCCCTGTTGTTATTGCTACAACGGTTGTTGTGTTATTTGTAAATGTTTCAACCGAGGTTGTAGTTGTGTTGGCAGAATCTGCTGCTGCTTGTGCTGATGTTGCTGCTGTCTGAGCGGAGGCAACTACTGCCTCTTGAGAATCTACTGCTGTTGCTGCTTGAGTAAGAGTATTTTGTGCTGTTGCTACTACCGTTGTTTGGGCTGTAACTGAGGTGGTTGCTTGGGCCAAAGTTTGATTGGCAGTTTCCGATGTTGCAACTGCTGTTTGGGCTGTCGCAACTGAAGTTGTTGCTTCTTGAGTAGCACTACTTGCTTCTTGTACTTGTGTAGTTGCGTCTGCTACTGCTTGTGTTGTTGTTTGAGATGGTTGTGGTATTGATGCTACTACCTCCGCTATCTGTACGACTTTTTCTTCAAGTGTTGTTACAGTAGATGCTGCCGTTGCTACAGCAGTTGACGCTTCAGTTAGTGGGTCTTGCGTGGACTCCACTGAAGAGCCTGTTGGGATCACCTCCGACGACGCATTGGAATTTGCGTTGTTATTGGTTCCAGCATCACCCCCACTCGAAGATTGGGCTTCTTCAGCCACAGCGGTTGTTGAACTAAGTATCCCATAAATAAAAGAAAGTATTGGGACAGACAGAATATAAAGAAGAGTCCGCTTTTGGACCTTCTTTGTAATAACACGAGCGCGACAAAGCACGACGAGATACTCCCACCATAGGTAATCTCATACAGAAATATCTGTATCTTCCAGTGCTTATTTTACAGTATGTAAATAAATAAATTACTTTTTGTTGCGTAAATGTGCGTGACGAACCGTGGATGCGTGCCACTTTTTTCCACCAAGAGCAGTTGGTATAGCGTCTCTATTGAGACCATTTGCTATCAAGTTATATGAAAGACCTAGACTTCTTTCTCTCTCAATTCTATCTTTAATTGATTCGTTTATTAGTGGTAGTGGGCCTAAGTCAATACCCCAAACTTTTCCGTTAGTACGTCTATCTTGGTGAACATCTTTCTGACGAAGTGAAATCATTCCACGTTCCATCTCTGCCATCGCAGACATAATTGTTACAACAAAGCGACCTTGATAAGTTGCAGTATCTAAACCTAAATCAAGAAGTGCTAGACGCCAGTTGTATTTATGTGAACGGTCAACAATGCTAAGAAAGTCTCTAGTAGAGCGAGCAAGTCTGTCTAGCCGTGTAACGAAGAGGGCTTCTGCTTCTCCTTTATCTAAACTGTTTAGTGCAGCAGTTAAGACTGGTCGCCCCGTAATGTTTTTTCCAGAGCGACCTTCTTCACGAAGCATTTCTACTTCATACCCTTGAGACTCCGCTGCATAGCGAAGTTGCTTCTCTTGGGCATCAAGGCTTACGCCATCGTCCACTTGCATCTGGGTAGATACACGGGCATAGCAGTAAGCAATCTTTTTCTTTTCAGTCAAGGAGCGACTCTTCCATTCTTTATAAAAGCATCGTGAGTTATAGGCATCAACTCTTTGAATATCTCCTCGTACTTCTCTGCAACCATTTCAATCTCCCTCTGGGGGTAGGAAGGAAAACGTTGACCCTCGACATTGCGACGAATGGACAAAAAGTTCATCAAAGCACGAGCATTCATAGTTACGTATGCAGATGAGTAAATTGTTAGTGGGAGCACTCCTCGTGCTACTTCACGAGCAACACCGCTTCGAAGCATATCCTCGTAATTTTGGTATGCCTCTTTACAAGTCCTTCTATAAGAAGTCAGAGTTATTGCCATCTGTTCTGCATCTCCTGGCTCAAAGGTATACGCCCCTGGCTTTCCAATTTGAAGAAGTTTTCTATCTTGTCCAGGAATATAGAACTCTGGCTGTAAAACCCGATAACGCCCAGACTCTTCGTTGTAGGAAGCCATGCGATGGCGCATATGTTCACGCCAAACAAAGATGGGAGCCTTCACATAGAAGGTAAAGACAGAGTGCTCAAAAGGTGAGCCGTGTCTGTCTTTCATCAAGTAGCCAATAAGACCAGTAAGTTTCTTGTTATCGTCGTTGTCTTGATAGCCAACTGTGCGCTCGCCAATAGTGCTGACTCTTGCTGCAAAAGCAATGTCTTGGTCTGAAGCGCTGTGTTTGACTAACTGAACATCAACATCGGATTTGAAGTTGATGTCCAAGGGCTACTCTTCTTCTTTGTCTTTTACAATTCTAAAACTCTTGCCTTTGGCAAAATTGTTGATGGCTTTATCGTAAGTTCTATCAATAGGGCTCTTACTTCCCTTTTTAGAAGACTTCTTAGTAAATACCTGAACTACTGCCTTTGCGACAGCGTAAGCCAGAACAACACCGAAGGCTCCAACAATAAACACCAAACCCCATCCAACAATGGATAAAGCCAATTCAAACGCTAACTTAAATGGATCTTGCCAGTTTAGGTTCATATTTCCTCGTTTTCTAGGGAGTATCCCTGCTTATAGTATACAGACTTAGACCTAAGACTGTACAGATAATCTAACAATATCACACTCTTTCTAAGTGTCACATTGGACGATTTTTGCCTAAAAGACGTTTACTTTTTCTTTTCTAACTCTAATAACCTCTTTTTTATATCCCTAAGCATAAACTTTACTAACACCCAGTCCAATGCCAAACCAAGTCCTAGCCCAAATAAAAACCAAAAATATTGATTCACTTCTTATGCTCCTTCATATGTCGTGCAAGGGTATGGTGAGCAAAGCCCGAACGGACTTCAACTTCTTTATTACATACTGGACAGATAACTACTCGGTTTGCTGACATTACTTTACTCACTACAGTCACACTTTGAATAAGGGTCAAAAGAGCAGAACTGGCATTCCATGCGCTCTTGGTGGGCTTTGCAGTAGTAGCGGAACTGATGCTCGTCGCAGCAAACAAAGAGTTCGTCAATGATGTTGTAGAACTGGGTTGAGTCAATGGTTTTTGTAGTCATAGCCTTAAGGTATACCTATAGAATAGAAAAGTCAAATCTTTGCGCTCTAGGTCCGTTAATCAATGAGGGAGACTTCAAGCCAAGAAGGGGGGGTTATGGGGGTAAGTAGGTTGGTTGGGTAGCGCCACCCGTCAATGGCTGGGTCCACGAATTCAGGGAGCATGGCATCTTCTGCGACTACATAGCCAAAGATTTCAACTTTTGTAAAATACTCTGGGTCAAGTAATTCGCATCCAACAATTGTCTTGCCTTTGTCTTTTTCCCAGATAGCAACAGCGTCACTTGTACGAATTGTTCGTACTTCAATCTTTTGGCCAACATCTGCAAGATGTTTTCTGTATTCGTGAAACCTATTGCTGTATGTGTAGGAACCGCCCCATACTTGCTCGGTAACAAGAGCAACAGCGCATTCGGCAACAGCAGCACGAATAGAAGCATTGAGTTCGTGTTCCAGGCTTCCGTTCTGTTTGCCTTTGGCGTAGTTGGGCCTATCTACACTACCAAACTTGCGACGATAGCGTGTAGTTCCTACTCGTATACACTCGTCGATTTCGTCTTGAAGCATATTGAGAATCATTTGACAACTATACAATGAAAAGTTCAATTTTTCCCGCTCTAGGTCCGTAAACCGAAGAAGCCGAAAGGATGGGGTTTAGGAGGGTTAGGGAAGGGGTAGGGGGTGTTTTAGGGTAAGGTTGGGGCTTATGACGACGGTAATTGGGATTCAGGGGGCTGGCTACTGCGTGCTGGCTTGCGACTCGCAAACAACAGGGGAAACTGGTCGTCCGTATGTGCATGACAAAGTAAAGAAGATTGTTGAGCGTGGTGAGTATCTAATTGCTGGCTCAGGGGATGCTGACGCTTGCGACATCATCCAGCACCTATGGGAGCCTCCAAAGCCTCCTCGCAAGAAAGATATGTACAACTTTGTAGTTTCAAAGGTTGCCCCAAGCATCAAGGCTTGTCTCAAAGAAAAAGGCTATGAGCCAGATAAAAGTGATAAAGAGGCTGGCTTTTTGTTTTTGATTGCTGTTCGTGGAACTATCTATGAGATAGATACAACCTGCACTGTTAGTTTGAGGGACGACGGTATTTATGGAATTGGTAGTGGCTCAAAGTATGCAATAGGTGCGCTTTGTGTAGGTGCTAATTGGCAAGAAGCGCTAGAGGTTGCTGAAGCAAACGACATCTATACTTCAAGACCTTTTATTTCTTTTGAGCAAGACTAGACTTTTTTGCTCTGTAAGTCCGCATATACTCTGCCTTTTTTTCTTTTGAGACACGAGCCTTAGACTCTCGATTACATTTTAGATAACACGGATAACAAACTGGATATCTAATTCCTTTTTTTGATTTAGTAATTGTGTTCTCTGGTGTTCGTAAATGACCATGTCTACAGTAAGTATTAAGGATTGGTCTGCCAACAATATCTCCAATAGTCGGCTTTCCTCTTTCAATAGCCATCTGTTCATTCTCTGCTGGAGTACCAAGAACTAAATGAGAAGGGTTGACGCAAAGTTTATTGTCGCAAGTATGCATAACGTGCATCTTGCTACTGGAGAGTTTGTAGTTGTTATAAGCAATCGCCCAAGAAACTTTATGGGCAGAAAGTAGTTTTTTCTTTTGGTAGGCAAAGACTCCGTAACCGCTACTGCTTACAGCAGCAATCCAGTGCCAACAATCATCTTCATCTTCATCTATATATACCTTCTCCCAAAATCTACGAGAGCGTTCTTCCGTCCACTTCAGCCTCATTCACTTAAGGCTTTTTCTTCTCGGCAACCCCAAAATCACCAATAACTCGGAAGGCAACCTCTACATAAGAGGCGACATTAGAAATAAGGTCTTCTGGATGATGAAGTTCACCCCTACCTGCATAAGACCAGTTGCTATGTAAATACTCCTTAAGGCCTGGAACAAGAGTGTCTACAAACTCATCGCTTGTCATATACCCCCGCGAGCGAAGTTCTTCATCAGAAATTTGTCTCACTTGCTTTTTTTCTTTTGCTTTTTTAGCCACGCCATCCTCTTTTCTTCCCAGGTGTCAAGGTCTTTTGGAAAATCAAAGTCTTCTGTCCAGTCATCAATATTGATGTGGTTATCTGCAATAAATAGTTTGTTGTCGTCTTCAGTTTTTTGTAAATGCTTAAACAAAAACCAACCGCCCGTTCTAAAAGCAATGTTTTTAGAAATTACTTCAAAAATTGCTTTATTCATATCTTTATTGAAAGAAGCATCAAAAGAAAGACCAAATATTTCTCGCCAGCCCTTCCCTGTAAATGTGGAGGCTCCTTGACGTAAGTAAAAGCGCCACTGCTTTGTGTCAGACATAATTGTTTCTACTGCTTCATCTGTAAAGTAGACATCACCAAAAACAAGAACTGTTCTGTCATCAGACCAGATGGTTTGTGAAGACATGAACTTAGCCATGTCTTTGAGATTTCTACCCTGACCTGGAACGTACATAGAGCAACCCTCTACTTGATGTGCGTTTTTTTGGACAACTGTGACAACGTCATTTGTGTATTTAAGAAACTGTCTAGCAGTTCTTTCAATAAGAACTTCATCTTCAATAATAAGTCTATGTTTAGGAGTTCCGCGATGGTTTTGCCAACGAGTTGCATCCCCTGCTGCCAATATAAGAACTCGTGTTGTCATGTGTCCACTCTACAATAGAAAGTTGGTTTTTCCGCGCTCTAGGTCCGTACTAATCGGAAGTGGCGGTTTTTGGGGGAAAGGGATTGTCTAGGAGGAGGGTGTCAAAGGTTGAGGTAGGGACGGTTTGTCCTGCCTTTTGGTGGGCCTTGAGATGGTCAATCATCTCTTGGGTTGTCTCTGCTAGGTAGTTTAGGTCTAGGTTGTCCCCGAAATAACACATCCCACAGACAATGCCTTTGGGGTTTAGGTATACATATACATCAGAATCTTCGTGTCTAAAGCGTGCATAAATCATAGGTTTAGTTTACATCTTATTATTGTCCTATGGAAAACGACGAGCCCATTGACATGGAGTTTGATGACGAAGATGCTTTCGTTGACTATCTCATTGAAATGTGTATCCTTCAGGAAGAGGGCTTTGATGAAGATGGCGAAGTCACCTATACCTACAACTTTGAAGTAATGAAGGAAGTAATGCCAGAATTATACGAAGAGATAATGTCTGGTGTAAATGACAATCTTATGTCTCTGTATGAACTTGGGCTTGTCAAGATTGAGTATGACGAAAACCTAAACGCTCACTTCTCAGCGACTCCTGAAGGTATGGAATTCTTTAGTAGTAAGCATCAATCAGAAGATGAGTAAGGAGATTCCCAGCCGTTACACAGAGGCTCAGTTGAATCGAGAGGGTGCCAATTTTTTATATCTGACTCTGGCACAGTTAGCCAGTTCATCAGTTCGTGTGCACAATGATGACAAAGATAGTGATAAAGAGGAAGACTAACTTTACTTCTTCTTGAGAAAACAATATCGTCAACAAACTCGGCGTAACCGCCTTCTAGGCGAATACGAAGTATTCCGTCGTAGTATCCCCATTTAGAGTATTTAATAGTTTTTTTACATTTAGAGCATTTTAGATTAGGTCTTTTTGGCATTGCGTAGAGGCTATCTTTTTTTGTTTAGGCTGTCAAATCCTAAAACTAGTCTTTTGGAACGAGTAAATCAAGCCTCTCCCAGAGGTCTTGGATACTTAGTTTATCAAGTTCTTCTTTTTCTTTTTGTGCTTCTTGTATTGCTTCTCTGTCTAGTCTTTGCACTTTTATAGTTTACAACAGAAAAGGCTCCCCGAAGGGAGCCTAATCCGTGACGGAGGGAACTAAAGTTCTCTAATTAATCGTGCTACATACCTAAGAACTTCCTTAGGTGTCCAACTGTAATCAATTTCTAACTGCTCAATTTGAGTGGCCAATTGTTTTTTGAAATCTTCATGGCCCCAACCATATTTAGGTTCAAGACTGGAGGACATATCTATTCTTCTCCAAGATTGGTCGATAGCAAGTGCTGTTTGATTTATGACCTGTTAGGTATCCATAACGAGCCATACGGAATCGTAGTGAGCCGTGAGTAACTCCAAGTCGTTTAGCAAGTCTATAAAGACTCACGCCTTCAACTTTATAAGCATGGTTGAGCAACGCTGTATATTCCTCGGCTTCTTTACGAAACTTAGGAGAGTGCGAGCGAACCTGCTGAGCAAGAGGTTGTAGTTCAAGTAGTTTTTGGAGAGTCTCGGCTGATGGTTCTACATATACCTTTGGCTCTTTTACTGGCTTCAATGGTGGGTTTGGAACAATAAATTCAGAAGAAGAAATTAAACTCTCTGCTGTATCTGACCCATCATATGAACCAACGACAATTTGACGAATTCGTTCACGAGTCAACCCTCCTACTGCGTCAGCAATAGACTGAAGGCTCCATTCATTTTTTCTAAGAAGTCGAATATAAGCATTGCGCTTTAGGGTGTCTTCGCCAATTTTAGTAAAAGCGTCAACTACTTCCTGAGGCAACTTATGATTAACTTTTACATAAGTACTTGTCACTGTGTTCCTTTCGTTTGTTGTCATAGATGTAAGAGTACAGGCACTTTACAAATTAGGCAAACCAGGGTACTTTCCTGACTTTTTATGCCTAACATAGATTTGTATTTTTGTAATAGACACGCATACTCTGGCATAGCATTTTTTATTGCTACCTGCTAAAGTTTTACTTATGGTGAAAAAACAAACTAAAGACCAAGACAAGCCCCAAGACCCACGTTTTGAAAAACTAAAAGACGTAACTCTTATTATTTGTACTCCTTGTTATGGCGGAGTAGTTACTGAAGCGTACGCACAAGCGATGTTTACTCTTTCTGGCGTTTGTGCTCAATATGGAATTGGCGTTGGATACGCAACTATTGCTAATGAAAGCCTTGTAACAAGAGCACGAAATGAACTTGTTCATGCTTTCCTACAAAACACTAAAGCCACACATATGATGTTTATTGACGCAGATATTAAGTTTGACCCTAAATCAGTTGTTCGTATGCTACTTGCTGACCAAGATGTTGTTGTTGGGGCATACCCACTCAAGACTTTGAATTGGGAATCTGTAGTAGATAAGTCTAGATATGACTATTCCGAATTTACTGCTCAAGATGCTGCTGTAGAGGCAGCAATGTATGTAATCAATGTCCACAAGCCAGATCCAGAAATGGTGGGAAAGCAAGTAGATGTTCAAGTCAAAAACGGTCTTTTAGAAGTTTATGATGCTGGAACTGGTTTTATGTTGATGAAGCGTCATGTTCTTGAAAAAATGATGGAAGCCTATCCAGACACAATGTATTACAGTGATAAGGATATGACAGAACAACTAGAAAAAAGAAAGCGCTATGCGCTCTTTGACACAATGATTGACTCTGATAAGCGCTACCTCAGTGAGGACTACACCTTTTGTCGCAGATGGCAAGAGTTAGGTGGAAAGATTTACTTAGATGTGAACACCACTCTTAGTCATATTGGCTCCTACACGTTTGTGGGAAGAAGTATTGTCAAGCCAAAGTAAAGACCAAGACTCTGAAGAAGAAACCTCTATAGGCGCTGCTGCTGGAAGAGTTTTTATAAGGGTTGTTGCTGTCTACGTCTTTGTGTGGTTGATGAATAAACTTTAGGGTTAAGCGTGTCGATACAGCAAAGGCACCAACCTTTGTTAAGATTCGGTTATGTACAATATTCTTCAAGGAAACTGCATCGAGGTCCTAAAGACTCTTCCAGAAAATAGTGTTGATTCTGTGGTTACAGACCCGCCATACGGTCTTGAGTTTATGGGAAAAGAGTGGGACGCTCCTTGGAAGAACTCGGAAGTTGTTAGTGTAACTGACAAATCAACAAACGGAATTTTTCACGATAAAGGCTTTAATCACGGAATTAGATTCTCTCGTGGTCTATTTGAAATGCAGGAGTTTCAAAAGTGGTCTACAGAGTGGGCTAAAGAAGTCTATAGAGTTTTAAAGCCTGGCGGATACATATTAGTTTTTGGCGGTTCACGAACATATCACCGTATGGCTTGTGCCATTGAAGAGGCTAACTTTGAAATCCGAGACCAAATTATGTGGGTTTATGGCTCAGGGTTTCCTAAGTCAATGGCAATTGACAAAGCAATAGACAAGAAGTTTGGCGCAGAACCAGAAGTTGTTGGTAGAAATCCAAACAGTAGAGAAAATTCTTCAAAAGACGATACCCTTTTTGAAACAGGAATAGTTGGAAAAACAGATTACATAACGAAGCCAACAACAGAAGATGCGAAGAAATGGGAAGGTTGGGGCACCGCACTCAAGCCAGCCCACGAGCCAATTGTTATGGCACGAAAGCCTTTAGATGGAACTGTTATAAACAACATCCTCAAGTGGGGGGTTGGTGGCATCAACATTGATGAATCACGAGTTCCTGGAGAAGCCATTCCTGTCAACAAGTTAGAAGAGTGGTCTGGCTTTGGACAAAAAGTTGAGCCAGAGTATGAGCAAGAAATAAATAACAAAGGAAGATTTCCAGCAAACTTTATTCACGATGGGGACGAAGAAGTTGTTGAACTGTTTCCTCGTTCTAAAGGCGGAGTTTATCCTTCTAAGCGTGGTAGTAGCGACATCGGTGCTTTTGCTGATGGTGGAACACATAAAGACAAACCAAACCAAGCAAGAGTTATGGGAGATGACGGCTCTGCTGCTCGTTTCTTCTACTGTGCTAAGGCAAACTCTAAAGATAGAAATGAGGGACTAGAAGATTTTGAACCGAAAAAGACTGATGACTCTCGTAAAGAAGGCAATCCTGGTGGCGATAATCCTCGCAATCGTGGCGTTAACCTTCGGAAAAATAATCATCCAACAGTAAAGCCAACAGCGCTTATGCGCTATCTCGTAAAAATGGTTACACCTGTTGGTGGAACAGTGCTTGACCCATTTACTGGGTCAGGCTCTACTGGCAAAGCAGCGGTTCTAGATAACTTCAACTTTCTTGGAATTGAAATGAGCGAAGAGTATGTTGCTCTTGCTGAAGCGAGAATCAAAGCGGTTCTGGCTGAAGATGAGTCTTAAAGAAACATATTCTATAAAGCCTATCTCTTACAAAGAGGCTATGGATATTGTTGTTGAAAAACACTACCTACATAGAAAATGCCCTGTGTCCCATGCGTATGGATTGATTGATATACAAAGTGGGGAGGTGGTGGGAGTTGTTACTTATGGAGTCAGCCCTTCTTCTACGCTGCTCAAAGGAATCTGTGGTCCAGAAGAAGCACGAAATGTCTATGAACTAAATCGTTTGTGGGTTGACGATAAGGTTGCTAAAAATGGAGAAAGTTACTTAGTGGCTAACTCTATGAAGTTATTAGACAGAGAGATTATTGTTTCCTTTGCTGATACGTCTCAGGGGCACGTTGGCTATATCTATCAAGCAGCAAACTTTATTTATACAGGGCTATCGGCAAAGTTTAAGGACCCTAAGGTTGTTGGCAAAGAAAATATGCACCACGCTACATACGCAAACGGATTGACCAATGCTCAAGTTGTTGAGAAGTTTGGGGCAGAGAATGTTACTTTTGTTGAAAGACCTCGTAAGCATAGATACATATACTTTAACTGCGACAAGCGAAGAAAGAAAGAGTTACTAAACAAACTTAGATATAAAACTATGCCTTATCCAAAACTGGTTCTTGTTTAGTTTCTAGACTATCTGATTCGTCATAAATATCTATAGCAATATCCATAAGGTCATCTTCATACCTAGCAAAATGATGACGACAGAAATACAGGTCTCCGTTTTTTAAGGCAACCATGTAGTACGCCTGAGCGATGCACCTATCGCAACGGTCTAAGGCTGTAAGAATTTTATTTGTTTCATCAATCACTCCCACTAACATCTCCCATCTCAGCGTGTATATCTTTACAGGTAGGGCACACTGGATACTTCTTAGGGTCGCGGGAGGGAACCCATACTTTTCCACAGAGAGCAATAACAGGCCACCCATTTACCAAAGCCTCTGTTACTTCTCCTTTTTCAACATAGTGAGCAAACCTGTCGTGATCACCGCTTTCATGTGACAGACGAGTGTTTGTTTCGGTGTCGTAGACAGTTTCGCTCATATGTAAATTTTAGTATTCAAGTGGTAGTAGTGATTTGAGAACTGTTGCTTTTGGGATAGAGGCAATATGTGATGAAATGTCTTTCTTTCCCCACGAAATGAGCAGGTCTTTTTTATGCTCTACAAGACCAGCAGCAAACTCCACTCCACTGTGAAAGAAGTTAAATCCTTTAGATATGGCAATAATTTTTCCATAGTTGTCATACTGAGCAAAGTAGTGTACATATCTTCTAATGTATCCGTTAACTGTTCCAAAAGTCTGTTGTACCCATATTGTTTCTGCCTTTCCAAACATTCTATGAACAACTCCTAGATAGGTTCCATCATCTAACTTAACAAGATTTGTGTTGCCTCTTAGAGCAGAGATGTTTTCATTTTCTGTCATATGAGTAGTTAGAACATTGTTTTTTATAGTTGCGTTAGGGCCATAGATAAAATCAAAATTTGGATTAGGTTCGTAAGGGACAGACCAGTTTTTCTCAGGGCGCTTCTGGTCTATACCTGGATACTTTACAAAATCAAAGGCTTTCATCTTTTTAGTATCAAGACGGCAAGTAGCCATACGAGCAATAGGTGTGTGGTCTTTTTCCATAGTTACACAGGTAAAGTGCCAAGAGCCATCACGCCAGAAAAGTTTAGGGTCTTCTAGTCCTCTTTCAATCTTTACTCCAAGGTCTGAGACATCTACTTGTTTTAGTTCTTTAATCATAAAATCTTTATCTAACTCTGAAAACCAGACAGTTGAGCGAATAGTTCCATTGGTTGTGACTCTATATTCTCCAGTAGGCATAATTACATAGTTACTAGAGCGCAACATAACTGCGTAATTTCCTTTAGGAGAGACGCCAATAGAAGGATTAGTCGCAGACCAGAGTTGGTCGTCAGGGTTTACTAGGCGACGTATTTGATGAGTTGTTCCACCAATCTCAGTAATAAGGGGAACATCTTGTTCTCGTGGTTGGTAGTCGTATTTTTTAGACATATAGGCACGCTGGGTATCTATCAAAAACAGGTCCTTGTTTTTTAGAAATGCTCATTATGTTATCTCCGACATGAGAAATATTGAATCCTGCTTTAGTAAGTCTATCTACTACATTAGGCATTGAATCTTCAAAGGTATCCTCCGTCCACAGACTGCCATCAAACCCTGCTGCCTGTAGAACTCTTACTAAAGTATGAACACTGTATTCATAGTTATGTCTGTTGTAATCTCCATTTATGTTGTACTGCATATAAAAATATGGCTCTATGCCAGCAAGCATTTTTGTTAGACCTCTACTACTAACAACATTGGGTGTTGTGAGAATAAGAGTTCCTCCTGGCTTCATTACACGGTTTATCTCTGAAAGCATAAACATTGGGTCAATCTCCATGTGCTCAAGAACTTCACAGCAGAGAATATAATCAAAATAGTCATCAGGTGCTGGTAACGCTTTCTTTTCTAAATCAACGCAATAAGCGGGAAAAAAGTCTCCATCTATCTCAATGGTGCCTTCTTCTGGACTATCTAAATCAAAATGGGTAACGGATACTTCCACCTCTGGAGCAAGAGTTTTTAATGCTCTAGGGATAAGTTTGCTGGTTCCGATTTCTAATAAACGTCCTGATGGTTGTTGGTCTAGAAGTACTTGAATTGTTCGTGCATACCTACGCTTGTGGTTTATGTAATGGTAATGGTCTGACTTGTCAATAAGGGACTCCATACAGTCCTTTATAAAATCAGGTATGCCTTTATACGTGTCTTTGAACATATAGTGATTATAGTTGAATTATACTAATAGACAATAGAACTCGCCTAGAAGGAGAAAGTATTATGGACAGCAAAAAAAGAAGTGGTCTAAAATCAATTACATGGCCAGTAGTTCACATTGGGTTTGTTGGAACACTAGTTTATTTTTTTGAAAAAGCAATTACAGGAGAAGCACATTGGGAATACGCTGGAGCGTTTGCTTTAATTTACACTGGTTGTGAAATGGTTGGGTTCTTTCTTCACGAAAGAGCATGGGCTAAGTTTGGCAAGAAAGTAAAATAAGTTTTATGGCAAGAGGTAAAGGTGGAACTGGTCCTAATCCCAATCGTAAAAATGGGAAGGCTCCAAAGAAAAACCCCAAGACTGCTAAGAAAACTGGTAAAACTATTGGTGGTTATTCACCAGAGAAATTGGCTATTCGGGCTCAGAAGCGTTTAGAGTCTGTCTAGACTCATTTAATTCATGCCAAGTTTCACAACGTTTTTTTGTTTCTAAAAATCTATACTTAAGACTACATATTGAACAGACATATCCTGCAACATTATCATTTGTTTGCAGTTCTTTTGTAGTTGGTTTAGTTACTGTTGGCATAACTCAATAATAACAGACTAGCCTCCTGTTGAGTAAAAACCACGCCCTTTGAAAGACACTGCTGGCTTATCCCAGATTCGTTTAAGTTCAGCCTCACACATAGGGGCACAGCAAGTGAAGACTGTTTGCTCTTCGGTCATTGACCTTTGTTGTATTTGCTCGTGTCCTTTGTCGCATATGTATTCGTATGTTGCCATTAGTTTATTTTCCGTATTTCATCCAGATATACATAACAATCATTCCAGCAGCCATACTGCCAAAACCCATAAACATAAAAGTCATATCACTATTCATAGAACTTCCTCTATCTCTTTGAGGAGGGCTGCCTTTGGTTTAGCGCCAATAATAGTCTTCACTACTTCCCCACCCTTGAGGATAAGAATAGTAGGGATTGAGCGGATTGAGTAGTGTGCTGCTAGCCCAGAGTTATCATCTGAGTTTACTTTGACAACCTTGAATCTTTCGGTATTTTCTACAGACAACTCTTCTAGTATTGGAGCGACCATACGACAAGGTCCGCACCATTCTGCCCAGAAATCAACAACGACTGGAAGTTCAGATAATAAAACTTCTTCAGCAAAATCGTGAGAAGTTATATTTTTCATTTACCTGATTGTTTACGCTTAGCCTCTAGTGCTGCAAAATCTTTTACTTTGGTCTCTCCCATATAGCCCCAAGCGTATCCATCGGCAATGAGTGCATCATTGACGGATTGCTCTGCTCCATCAACATAGAGCCAGCCAAGCACACGGCCATATTTCTCAGTGGAGTCTGGTTTTTGAGTACGAATAACTACAACAGATGCTTTAGTAAGAATGTCCTTTAGTCTTTGCTTTACTTCAAGACCAAGAACTTTTTCCATCTTATTAGTGGTACGGGACTCTGGAGTATCAATACCAGCAAGACGGACTCGTTGTGAGTAGGCTATGTTGAAACCTAAATCAATATCAACATCAATGGTGTCGCCATCGACAACGCCAGTAACCTTTTTTACTCGATACTCGTACATAGGTTGTTTATTTCCTACTACTTACCGCAGGTTGGGCACTTATCTGATTTTGCTGCTGATTTAGGTGCTGGAGAAGAAGAGGCTGCTTTACCGAACTTAGGGCGTCCAAATCCAACAATTGAAATTTGAAGTCCTGCTTTATTTTTCTTGAAAGCACGAAGTTGTTTACAAACTTCTCCGCCATTTCGCTGACTTCCTTTTTTCTTTGAAGAAGTATTTCCTTCAATACACCAAACGGTTCCATCTTCATTATCTTTTACAACAATTCCAACGTGAGAAATTCTATCGACGCCATCTGAAGGGAAGTCGAAATAGGCGATATCTCCTGGTTCTGGATCTGCAATATCTCCATCAACCCAAGAGCCAGCCTTCTTAAATGCTTGCGCTCCTGATGGAGTGTAGACAGTGTTAGGGATTTTTACGCCCGCTTCGTTTCCGCACCAGTTAACGAAACTTCCGCACCATGGTTGGAAGTTAGCCTTAGTGTAGGCACCATACTTTGTTTCGTTATCTTTTGGACCTTCGATAACGCCAACTTCTGCTGTAGCAACTTCAATAAGACGGGCTGCTGTTCCTTGGTCTGCCATTATTTTTTCTCCTTACAAGAGCATTCTGCTTTTTTCTTTAGTCTGTAGTGTTGGTATGCCATAACAAAGTTCCAAGCAAACATAACTGCCATAAGAACCCACATGGCCTCCATCTCAGTAATAGGAGACCCTGCTGTTATTGTAGGGTGGTCGTGGTTCACTATCCTGCAAACGCTTTCGTAAATCCTTCAGGGCAAGTCTTTGTGCAAATTAAATCTGCAAGAACAGGTGCAAATGCTGCTCCAAGTGCAATACCAACACCTGCTGGTGTTGCCCATAGTTCTGGTTTCTTTATGCTCTCACCCAAACAATTTGAGATTATGTTGGTCAACAGTGTGTGGTCAATACTGTCACT